CGTCCGCGTCCAGGCGTCCAGCGCCGCCTTGTCCCGCTCCCGATCGTCCTCCAGCAGCAGCTGCGCCCGCTCCGTCTGCGCCTTCGCCCGCCCCGTTTCGACGTCCGCCGCCGTCTTCTGACCCTGCACCTGCGCCAGGATCAGATCCGTATTCGGCGGCGGGGGCGGCTGCGCCGGAGCCTGGAACCCAGGAGGCAGTGCTTTGAAATAAGAACTGACATCCGATATGCCGGCCGTCTCCAGCATCCGCGCCAGCGTGTTCCGATACTCAGGCACGCCCACCAGCGGGTTCTGCAGCCCGTAATTCGCTACCAACATCTCCTGCTTCGCCGCGATCTGGCCCAGCAGCGCCATCCGCTCCTGCGGCATCCCCTTGCCGCCCACATTCACGCTCGTCTCCCACATCGTCGCCAGCGCTCGCGGATCAATCGCCACCCAGGATCCGCGTATTCTGATGACGTTCGGCCGGTCCTGCTGCCTGGCCATCATCTTCAACAGCCCCGTATACAGCGGCGCTAGCCCCGTCTCCGCCAGCGTCCTCGCCACCATGTCCAGCCGGTCCTGCGCCGCACTCGTCTGCTGGCTGACCGCTACCGGCGCCGTGCTCTGCAGCTCGTCCACCGTCAGCCCCTGGCTGGCCCGCGTGATCCCCGTCCTCGACTCCCTTATCGCCTCCAGAACCTCCATCACCGGCAGCGCTTCCTTGCCCGTGAACGGCTTCGTCAGCTCCTGCACCGCGCCCTGCTGCGCTACCCGAATGATCGCCCCGATCGCCGTCTGCCGAACGTCGGCCAGGTTCGCCTGCCCCAGTACCACCGACGTCCGGGGAAACATGCTCTGCCCCAGGCTGTCCAGCACAGCCCGCATCACCCGGCTCTCTACCTTCTGCAGGTCCATCACCATGTCAGCAACGCTGCTGCCAATCACCCGCCCCGGTTCCCGATACGGCGTGAAACAGGCCACCGGGATCTCATCAACCCGCTCCCATTGGATGAGGCTGGTCGCATTCCCCAGCATGTGCACATGGATGAGTTCCGCCCGGTTGTCGTTGTCCGCATCAACCCGGACCCACCCCTCGCAATACCGAACAAACGCCATGCTCTGATCCACCGGCGGACTCGACCCAATATTCCGCCCCTGCGCCTCGTTCCGCGCAATCAACTCCCGCCGCTGCTGGCTCCGCATCATCACGTCCCGATGCGCCAGCACCTTGTCTTCCGGCAGCCCCATCTCAATCAATTCCGAGACCGTAACATCCCGAACGTGCCAAACCGCACGCGCCTCCTCAACCGTCGCCGCCCCAGGATCAATCCACATGCACTCCGCCGGAACCGCCTCGATCAACGGCCACGCCTGCTGCGCACTCCGCGTGATCGTCGCACTCCAGTACTCCGCAGCCCCGCCCTGGCTCAGCCACATCTGGCCGTCCGACGTCTTCGCCAGCGCCTGCTGCTCACCCTGCGTCATCGGCCTCCGCACTATCCGCTGCGCCTCAATCCCAGGTTCAGCCAACAGCATCTGCAACTGAGGCTGCAGCAGCCCCTCACACACCTCGGTGCGCACCTGCCGCCTCGCCCCCCAGTGCCACCGCACCCACCCCGCCTTCCGCGTCAGCGCATCCAGCAGACAATCATGCAGGATCTGCCAACCACCGTTAGCCGTAAATAACGCCCACCGACAATAATCCGTCGCCTGACGGCTCAACGTCGTCGCCAGCTGATCATCACCCAATATCTCCGATGACGCCGGCTCGAAACTCACCGGGTCCTCTACCGCCGTAAACACCCGCAGCAGGCTCGGCAGCATGCTCCGAATCGTGTCCCGCACTACCGTCATCACCAGCTGACTGCGACCGGGTTGTTCAGAGCCATCCCCAAACGGCCGCCCCGCATAATACTGCGACGCCGTCACTCGCTCCCTACTCAGCGCCTGGTCGTAATTCCGCGCGTTATCGAAATAATACCGCGCTACCTGCTCAATCTCCCGATCCGTCTTCCCAAGCCGCTCGTAAATAATCTCCTGCTGCCACCCAACCCCTTCCGGCCGCACCGCCGGACGCAGACCAGCCGCATACGCCCGGAGTGATGCCGGCAGCGCAGCGTCACTGTCCTCAGGATCCGGCTCCTTCGGATTCTTCATCAGGAACGCCAGCACCTGCTCGCTCCCAAGATTCAAACCCGTCGGACGCATCAACCCAGGAGGAACCAACCCAGGCAGCTGCGGCAACGGCGGCGGACCAGGCGACATTGGCGGGGCACCCAGGGGCGAGCCCGCCGCCCCGCCAAGTCCCGGCAGCACCGGAAAGGACGATCCGGGCACGCCAGAACCGAAACCGCTCATTCAACATGCTCCCAACCAACCCCGGATTTAACCCGCGATATCAACTGGCGACTCACCGACAGTTCAGCAGCAAGAACCCGGTGCAACTTGTCAGAGCCGCGAATGTAGCGAATTGCTTCCTCACTCAGCTTCGAGTTCAAATGCCCGCTGCCAAATGGCAAATTGGCTCGGCCACGCGCAAACATGTCCGCGCGGTTCTCCCGCCCAGTGCCCCAATATAAATGCTCCGGATTCACGCACGCAGGCACATCGCAATGGTGACAGGCCTCATACGAAGACGATGGACGCGGACGGCCAACCAGTTCCAACGAAACATGCGATGCCAAGCGCTGCCGCCCGTTCTTGCCGCCAACGCTGATCACCCCATAGCCCCGGCACAAACCTCCGTCCCAAAGCCAACACCCGCTGTTCGGTTCAGGACTGATGTACTGCCAAAACCGCTCCGCTAGCGGGCCGCGGATGCCGCGATGACCAACGGTGCTCAATCTTCCATCCCCGCGAGTTCCATTCGCATCGCCGAACTTCCATGCAAACCACTCGTCATCCCACTCCCTATGCCAAGACCCTGCTCACAAAATGTCATGCACAAAGCGTCCGCGTAATCGCACGAAGGCAAACGACGAGCACGCATCTGGCTCTTGCTCTCTACCTGCAAACGACCATCCGACAAAAAACTATACCGAGGCATCGCCAGGTCATCCCGCAACTGATCATGCCGCGGTAGACGCACACTCCGAGTCTCTAGCCACTCCTTGCACCTAACCCACAATTCATCCCGCAACCGAGCAAAACGACCCGTCGTCGATGGCGACTCAGATACGTTCACACCCAGCACCGGAAGATCCTGCTCGTGCAAGCGATCCACTACACCAGCGCCTATCCCAATCACATCAACACATATTAAACTCGGCTTCTGCACCTGACTGTCCCACTCAGACTTTATAGCCCCAGCCAACTGCATTGTGTCCGCCTGACGCCAAGCCCGCGGCATCTCCGTAACAACCTTCCCGCGACGCTTTATCAATACACTCGCATCATTCCCAAATCTCGCGATATCGCAGCCCCAGATTTCAGAAAAACTCAAATCCAGCGCAACGTCCCGCAACATCGCACTATCCACAAGGCTCGCACTTATCAACGTGTCCGCATCCGCGCTCGGAAACTCTCCAAGTACCCGCACCCGATACGCGTTGCTGTCCAACCCATACCGATGCTCCAACTCTTCCACAAAAGATTTGGATACTCGCGGGCTATCCGCACTGCTCACCCGCATCGTAAACCAACGATCCCGCTCCATCATGTGACAACGCCAGAAAAAACCCGTCGAACGAGTCGGATTCCCAATCAACAGCGTGATCGCCCCAGGCGACGACATGCTCCCACCCGCAGCCTCATACACCGCCTCGTCAATCCCACTCGCCTCGTCAGCCACGAGGAGGACATGTTGAGAATGCAATCCCGCCATCGCCTCCGGAGTGTCCGATCTGGAGGTGCGGGCCGTGATGAAACACTCCTGATCACCCCGCAGCGTTATATGATCGCTCGTGATGTCCCATAACCGCCGCCAATCCTTGGGAAGCAAATTGAACCACTTCACCAACTCAGGCCACAACGCATCAAACAGCTGCGGCGCAGTCGGAGCCGTAACCGCAATCTTAAATGGAGCCCGCGTGTTAGCAAACCAAACCATGCTCCACGCCGCCAACGCAGTCTTCCCAACACCATGCCCAGACCTGATCGCAATTCTGGTGTGCCCCCTGGCCAAAGCCCGCAACGCCTCCAGCTGCCACACATCCGGCTCAACCCCCAGAACCTCCCGTACAAACCCAGCCGGAGCCCGCCCATAACGCTCTATCGCTACCGCAAACGGATTCTCGGCTCCAGCTACTACATCTCCCCACTCCGTCATCGAGTCCGCCTCCAGCACCACCGCCCGCGCTCGTAAAACGTCCACGCATACCCAAGCCAAAGGCGGCGAAGAATGCGGGTCACGGCGCACCACGCTGCAAACACGCCGTCAACTGATGACTCGTGTCCTCCAACATCCGAGCCGTGTGCTGCGCACGAGCATTCACAAACCAACCCAAGCCACCCAATACCAACACGTTCAATATAACCAACGTCGTCAACTGCGGACCCAGCATCGTCGTAATCTGACCAGCTAACCGCAAACCACCCGTGACAGCCCCGTTCCGCCCATCACCAGGCACAGGAGGCGGTACAGAACCACTCACTCAACACCCCCAACAACCTCTCGCTTCAAATACGCGACACCACCACTAACACTCACCAACTCCCAGCAATCCAAACCCGCGCCAGCCAAAACCTCCATCTGCAAACCCCAGTCGTGATCCGCCAAACGAACAACGCGATAATCCCATTGCGGGGTTAGGCTGGCACTAACAATGTCCGGCGGAGCCAGAATTTTCGCGGAGGGTGCGCACATGCGGGGACGGGTGTCGCCCGCTGAAGGGGGGGCGGGCCCCGGGGTCGCCCGCACAGGCGCGCCGTTCACCCAGCCGCGCAGCGCGGCCTCGAGCGCAGGCGACGGCGTTGCGGTGGCCGAGTAGAGCGCGTTCTTCACCGTGCCGGGTGCGTAGCCGATCGCCGCGGCCACGTCTGCCAGGCGCATGTTGCGAGCCACCGAAGCGCTGCGCACCTGGTGCTGCACCGCCCTCCACGCCGCCGTCACGACACCAATCCGGCGCACAAAGCGGGGGTCAAAGCGGGGGTCAGGCTTGCCGTCAACGCAAGAAATGGCTGATTTCTGCGGCTTTCAGCGCTTGTTATGGCGGATGGGATAGCCGCCATAAGGGGATCGTTACTCATTCCGACGGCTTCGGAGCATCGAGCGCGTTAGCTATTGGCTCACCGTCCGCCTGATGCTCGATCGTCGCCGGCGTCGCTCCCGCAGCGTCGGCGAGTGCCGCCACGATCGCCGCCCTTGCTGCGGTCAAATGCATGCCGATGGCGTCGGCGTCAGCGCTGACCTCGAGCTGCTGCTTCGGGCGTCCCCAGCCGCGGTCGAGGATGGCCTGCGCTGCCTGGAAGCGGTCCTTGTGGTTTTTCTGCCGCATGATCTGGACGACGACCTGGAGGCATTCGACGGTGTGGCCTCGGCAGAGTGCTGCGATGTCCTCTGGAGCCTTGGGTCGGCCCTTCGGATTTCCTGACTGTCCTGGCCTCCACGAAGCCGGCGTTGGTGCACGAGCAGTGCTAGCAGCAGTGGCAGACATCACGTTGTCTCTGTTGTTGTGGCCACTCTTTTGATACCATTTGGCAACGGGTTGACGACATCGAGTTGAGTTGGCGTTAGG